GTGTAGGGCACTCTACTTTAGCAGCAGTGGGTTGTGCTTCTTTAGGAATCTCTGGCGTCTTAGGAAGTTCTGGTGTTTCTGGTTGTTTTGTATCTACTCCTGCCGGAGCAGTCAGAATCATTTGTTCAGGTTCGTAATTAATGGGATTGAAACTGGGAACATTACCATCACAATAAGTAACCAATCCCGATTTATCATCCTGACCTATCGTTTTGGATTTGTTATTAGATTCATGTGCCTCTACACATCCAGGTATATCAACAACAGGAACACCAATGTTTATCACAACTGGAGGTTCAACTGGTATTGAATGTGATGTGGAGTTTAAATCATAAGTAGGAATTTGTTGAATTTGAATATCATTAATTCTAACTTCTCTACTTGTAATAATAGGTATGTTCGACATCAATCCTCAAAGATTCTAAAAATTGCTGTCCATATGGCATGAAAGAAAACATATAAAAAGAATGCCTCAGATGATTCCTTATTCTCTTTCTTTTTATGAGTAGATCGTGCCATAATCGTAACAAAAAATTCCTTTAATATTTAACACATCCGATTAAAAGATTGTTATGGTAAGGGAATATTTGTTCCGGTAACTTCTGGAATATCAGGCATTGCAGCATCAATTAAACCAGGAAGTGCTCCAGAAACTGCTTCTACTGCAGCATTAGCAACATTCTCCCTTGCTTCTTCAATCATTACATCAGCATTTTTATACAAATAAACACCACCACCAATGACTGCCAAAGAAGTCAAACCTGATAAAAGTGCGATAACATTAATTACTTTTTGCATTAAACTAACGTGCCATGAGCACGGCGAATTTCTCTAAGTTCTTCAAAGTTCTTTTGTTTTGTTCCACCATCATATGACCAGGCATATCCCTCTTCAATCATTGCTTCGTTGAGAGAGACTTCTTGGTCTCCGATGTATAACCATCCCAGGAGTCTACCGTATTTACCAACACCCCCATCAAGCTCAGTCCTAATAATGAGATCATCATCACCAGAGATAGCACCGTCGAGTTTGTCTTTGAGCCAGTTTGTTGCATCGATACCAAGTGCTTTTTCTTCGAGATTGCGTGTTCGTTTCTCTGGCGTATCGACTCCTGCCACTCTGACCCTTTCTTTCTTATAAAGATCGAAACCCAGGTCAATAGTGACATCAATTGTATCTCCGTCTACAACTCGATTAATCTCTATGACTCTGAAGTTGTAGCACGATTTCCTGCTGGGCGGAACCATTGCTCCCATAATTGACCTCCGTGGCATCTGCTGCCATTGCTATTCCTAAAATCGTAATGGCTGCTGATATCACCGCACCTGCACTCCAAACCCACTTTTCAAGTTTACGAACTCGGTCACGAAGTTCTTCTGCCATCTTTTCAGAATCTTCCAATCTATGTTTCAGAAGTGCTATCTCCTGATCCTGACTCGCATCTTTCTGGTTGATTTGGTCGCTCATCGTTTAATTCTGCGAATGCCATACTCATAATAGTATATATGTAATAAGCAGTGCCCGCTAGAAGAATAATGAGACACCAGATGATACTCCAGGTCACATCATTTACATCTTCTAAAGGGCGTAAAAATAAGTTCATTAGCAGTCATTAAATACACTACCAACTTCTGATCCAACAGCACTTCCGACATTCTGACCTAAGAGAGTTGCCCATCCTGCTGCCAACCATCCGATGTATGGAATGTTCATCACTGCAGGAACTACAAGACCAGTTGTGATTGCACTACCTGCCATTGCACCTTGTGACCGTGCTCCAGCGTCCGCCACGATGCACTCTATGTCTTTCGCAGACTTTCCCTCGGATGTAGTCGCACCTCCCATGTTACGGGTGCCATCCATAGTGTATTGATCACGACGATATTCAGTTCGCTGCTCAGATCCTCCGCCAAAGAATCCTTTCTTTTCTTTATCCAGATCAAGAGATCTTTCTGATTCTAAAATCTTAGGGTCATTGGCACGATACTCAATCTCATACCCATCCTTTCCTGCCTTAATCTTATAAGAAGAATAAGGACCTCTAGGAATATTGATTGTGGGTACTGATTGGACCGATGGTTCTTTCTTGATGAGATGACCAAGAACTCCGATGTGTGCAACAGCAACAACACCACCTACACCTAAGACAACCCATTTAAAAATAGAATTCTTAGGTGGTTCTGGTGCTAATGGTATTTCTTTTTCGACTTGGTGTGAATCAAACATAATTCATCAGTCAACTTTTTCTTTTTTTGCCTCCTCTTTCACTTCTTCCTTCTTGTCTTTCTTAGTCGGAACAACCCCGAAAGTAGCTAAAGTCCCAGTGAACACGCTGGCTATGAAAGTTGGATCGATATTCTTTTGTGGAACACCAGGAATCGTTACATAATTAAGTGTAAGAATTGCTGCAGACCACGAAAGAATAACAACGCGCACCAAAGCGGACAATCCTTCGTCCGCCCAATCAAATTTATTTTCCTTTTTAGTTTCCACTTTCTTTGGCAGGTTTGAATCTGTCATTTATAGGAAAGTGAGGCACTTTTATTTATGGAATAAGTAAGTCTACCGTAATGTTTGTATGTTGTATTTGATTGAATTTTTGACAAAGAACAGAACTGGATTCGTGTTCCCATTTATGATATGTTGTTTTTAATTTTTGAGTGTAATCAGAACTGTCGCATGTTTGCATTTCTTTCGCGACGATTGTCTTGATTAGCACATCTCTTGTTAAATTAGACATACTTGAAAATTGTTTTCCGACAGAGAGTCCACCATTATAACACTTAAAGAGTTTCGCAGGACTCTCTTCGGCTGGTTTTCCTAGTTGGAATGTTACTATTTAGACAAATAACCTTCCTTTACTAAGTATTCTCGGGTCAAAGGTGTTGGTTCATACACTTCCCACATGGCACCAGTAGCACAAGCAGCGAGTGCTTTTGCCGTCATTCCCTCAGTACGACCTGCCCAACCTGCCTCTGCTTCCCAAGGAACTGCATGTTCAGGATATGTACGTTCTGCCATGACACGCCAGATCATAGGCACTTCCTCTTCTGGTTTGATAATGGCAATCAAACTATTCTCAATCGTACCTGCCATACAATCTTGGGCAGCGTGCCAACCTTCATGTCTCATTACTTGCATCAAGTAATTCGTTTTACCCATATGATCTCTATTCAGAAAAAAGTTATTACCAACAGTGTGGTAAACACCACGATGACCAATAGGGAAATACTTTGAGTCTGCTAAAAACACCCTAACTCCGACCTGCTCCAAGGCAACGAGCATTGCATTGAACTCGTCAGCAACAGCACTATAATCAGTATCGGTATACTCATCAGCAATAGTTGCGATACTTTCGATTTTATCGACTCCATCTGTACACTCTCGAAGTAGCATACACCCCATAGAATCCATAGTATTGTAACCCTTGGTGATCTTAGAGTCAGCAAATGCAGGAGTTCCCAGAGAAACTGCTGCAAGAATAGCAAGAATAGTCTTACGCATAATAAGCCTCATAGTATTTGACAATTCCATTAGTATTTACATTACCTTGTGAAACCCAGTCATGAACACATTCGTAAATACTTTGGTTAGAATATCTAGGTGATCCGTCAGAACATATCTGAGACCCATACTTTTTGAGCAGAATGTTCAATCCTTGTGTGCGAACATCCATTCTTTGATCACTATAACGCCAATCTTCTTTGCTCATTTTGCAAATTGCCCCATACCATTGCCAGACATCCAACCACCAGGCCCTTCATGAAAGTTTTCTGAACCACCAGGAGGATCAATATGTAAGGTAGTTGATTGATTCTTAGTTGCAATCTCATACATGAGTTGGTGAATATTCTCAGGTTCTTCACCTGCTTCTTCACGTCTCTTCTGTTCCTGCATTTTCATTTCAGTTTCTTTTTCCATATAATCCTCTTGCTTCTGAGACTTATATGTAACATCTCCAAACCAAGAATCATTGGAGAGAACTACTGGAGCAGGAACTCCAGTATAAGGTGGTTCCTCATCCATCTCTTTACAATCAACGATGTTCTCATCAATCGCACACTCAATATCATCCTCAAAATTTCTATACTCAATAGGAGGAACAAAAATATTTTTGATTGTCTTGATTGCTTTTTTAATCATGCCAG